GGTCGGGCTGTAACCCGTCTCGGTTCCATCGCAAATTCCGCCATTACCGCGTAAGGAGAAATGACAAATGGCTAATCTTTATTCGCAGTTTACTTACGACGATGCGCTGGAGCTTAAGGCAGCCGGTCTTGTCGACGCGTCTGCCGATGGCGACATCGTGGATCTTGGCGAAGGCCTGGTTGACGGGTTTCTGGTAATCGACATGTCGGCCTGTGAGATTGCAACCGGGGATGAGATTTACACCGTGTCGCTGGAAGGATCGAACGTCGCCGCGATGACCTCCGGCTCTGTCTGCCTGGCAAAGAAGGTATTCGGCAACTTGGTTGTACCGATGGACGCCGCTCTGTCTGCTGATGGCAGGTATGTGATTCCGTTCCGCAACGAAGATGGCGGGACCACTTACCGATATGTCAGGCTGTCTACCCTGGTGGCTGGAGATGTAGCGACAGGGATTAACTTCTCGGCCTTCATCGCTAAACGGTGACCGCCATGGCTCGTCATACTGACTCATGGCAGAACCATAACGCCAACATCAGGACGAAGCTCGGCGTTGCTGACATTGACAACAACCACAACGGTGCCGGAGCCGTGCCTGCTGCAGTATCTGGTACGGTAACGGCTACCGAAAAGGGTGACGGTGTATTCAGGCAGACTGTACTGACCTTGACCGATGTTCCGGTTACTGTCAGGGATACGGAGCAGGGCGGAGGGACAAAGGTCTACACATTCCCGTCTGGCCGTATCTGTCATTTTGGGAGCGGTGGTTCTGTGACTGTAACCACAACTTCTGCACTGGCTACAACCCTGAATGCCTCGTCTACTTGTCAATGGGGTGTGGGTACTGTTACCCAGTCTAACGCAACCCTGGCAACGACCGAGCAGGATCTGATCAACAACACGGCGTTTACCTCGTCTGCGACTATTGACGTGGCATCCGCTGCTGCTGCTGGTGTTGGCCTTGGTTCACTCACCCCGCATGATGGTACTAGCACTGCTATCGCTGCATTCCTGAATATCGCTGTCGCTGGTGCGACCGATATTGATGGAGACGCAACGGTAACGGTCAGCGGAACTGTAACTATCACCTACGCGGTAATCTAAGGACGGAGGGCTTCGGCCCTCCTGTTAGGAGAAAACAATGGTAACTGTTTACGATGTGAAAACCGGCGATCCTGTGAGCCTTGAAGCGGTTGACGCAAAAGACTGGGTTCGTGCTGGCCTTGCTGTGCGCGATCCTGAAGAACTGAAGAAAGCCCCGGCTAAAAAGGCCCCGGCTAAAAAGGCTGCGGCTAAGAAGTCCAGGTAATGTCTCGTTCAAACTGCCTGTTCTGGGCTGTATGGATGTTTGTCAGGAACGGTGGTTATCTGGTAATCAGGAGGTGTAAGCACCACAAATTCTGCCTGCACTGGTTGTGGATGCCATCTGAGGGAGAGCCGTTACAGCAGTACACCGGGCCTGATGGCGCAACCCCACCGTGGTGGTTAGGCAAAATTCTTTACAAAGGCCGGGTTAAAATCGGAGATGAATGTGATTGATTACGATCAAATACGGCAAGATGACCCAGGCGGCACGATTGTAGATGCGCTATCTTTCTTAATGGATATGACAGTAGATCGTGACCGTGGTGAATACCTGATCACCGAGCGCACTGTTTACGCGGCAATCGGGAGCCAGTCAGCGGAGACGTTCTTGCAGACGCTGGAAGCCGTGGCACAGTCACAAGACCCTATAGCGCCGGTAGTATCGCGAGTGGTCACATGGTTAAAGCCTGGTAGTGAGATCGCCGGAGTGGATATCTGCAATGCGGAGACGCAAGGGCTTCTTCAGGCTATGGCAGATGGGGGTTTGCTAGATCAGAGCACAGTTGATTCTGTGATCGAGCTGAGTAAAGAGACGGTCTTGAAATATCCGCGCATCACATACGGTGATGTTGAGAAAGCGAGGGCGCAGGCATGAGCAGTCAATATACAGCTAAAGACAGCGCCTCCACGGTACTCTCTACCGAATTGAACAGTTTGGGTGATGGATCGAACAAGATCACCGGCACTGCACTATCAAACGACGCCAGCGGGGAGCGTGATTTGTTCGCTGATTTCAGTCTGTCACTTGCAGCGCAGGGATCAGCGCGTGACTCTGGAGCGACTGTAGATATCTATATCATCCCCGAGGTTGATACCACTTATGCATACGGCGGTGATTCACTCGATCCATCAGCAAATCATTACCGGGGATCGTTTCGGTTTGACGCAGCCACCACGGCGAGAGTCGATATCCTGGATGGCGTGAGGCTGCCGAACAGCGACTATCACGTACTATTACAGAACAACACAGGCCAGGCGTTTGCGGCAAGTGGTAATGTCCTGAAATCAGAAATCTATCCCGGCTATGAGGATGTGTAATGGCGGGTCTGTGGCTGCCAGATAGTCGGTTGTTGGCTCCTGAGTTACTGGTGCCCGGTCGCAAGCCGACTGGGCGCGTAAAACTAGATTGGAGCCATCCATACCCGCAGGGCCTGGTCAATGCAGCAGAGTTTTACATCGGCCCGTATGATCAGGCGTTGGGCAATCAGATTGATATTGCTGGGGCAACGCTAACGCACGTCCTGAAGACGGGATCAGGCGCTGACGGGCATGCGTCATTAGGCATCACTCCTGTGCTACAACCGTCGTCAGTACCAGCCATATCAATGGCGTTTGACATCAACACTACACAATCAACAGGGTCGCTGAATAGAGTGGCCGGTGTAATATCAAGCACCACAAGTTCGCTTTGCATTATCAATATGGGGAGATCAAATAATGGTGATCTGGAAGTTTTCGTACGCGCCGGCGCAGTCGGTGGATACCGGTTTTACACGTCGTTAGGCGGTATTAATGACGGTCGAACGCACCATATCTTTACATCATGCCGTTCGGATGGAACGGGGGGGTATATTGCGATAGATGGAGCCAGTGTCCCCATCACAGTGGCAGTCTCGTCAGGCTTTCTTGGGCTAATGGATGTAACCGCTGATCCGTTTTATGTCGGACGACTCAATAACAGGGGATCTGCTCTTGGCGACTTGGACTGCGAAATCGCATATTTTCGCATCTGGAACACATATACGCCAGTATCCTCCGGTGCTGATATGACTCGTGACCCCTATCAAATGCTGGTCCACGCATGATCATCGCGCCGCTTAAAATTGGTGGGGGTGGGGGTGTAACGCTAACGATAGCCAGCGCAACCCACGCACAGTCAGCGGATAATGTAGATCTTGTACAGGCAAACACTCTGACGGTCAATGAGTCGTTACATGCACAGGCATCAGATAATATTGCATTGGTCCAGGCTAATACGCTATCAGTAAATGAGTCGTTACATGACCAAACAACGGACAATGTAGATTTAACGCAGTCGAATACAATAGCAGTAAATGAAACATCACATTCTCAATCAGTAGATAACGTCGATTTAACGCAATCACATATTATTGCGATAGATGAGGCTAATCACTCGGTAACAGTTGAAAATGTAGAATTAGTGCATGCTGGTACATTGGCTATAAATGACGCAAATCACTCAAGCACATCAGATAATGTCGATTTGACGCAAGCAAATGTCATAAGCATTGATAGCGCATTACAAAGCCAGGCAGTGGAGAATGTAGCCCTTGTTGTAGAGGGGATCCTGTCGGTTGCTGATGCGCTACAGAGTCAGATAGCTGAAAACGTGGACTTATCGCAGGCAAATGTCCTGTCGATTAACGAGACTAGCCACGCTCAAACAGCCGATGGAGTCACGCTAAGTTTATCGGCTTTACTTGGTGTAAATGACTCACAACATGGCCAATCAGTCGATGTATTGAGTCTTGTGCAATCTCATGTACTAACGGTAGTAGGGGTGTCACATACACAAACGGCGGACGTGCTAGATCTTGTTGCAGCATCCACGCTGATTGTCTCTGATACGCTGCATCAGCACATAGCAGACAATATTGATTTGCTTATTGGTGCGAGTGTAACTGCATCAGAAAACAGGGCATATGTAGTAGTGGCAGAGGACAGGGCATATACAGTTATCGCAGAAAGCAGGGCATATACTGTTGATGCAGAAGAAAGGACGGTTTTGGTTGAATCGGAAAACAGAACCTATACAATCAATTGAGGTTATTATGAAAATTGAAATGATAGAGACAGTTAAACACGAGCGTGATGAGTATCTTGCTGAAGATCAGAGGACTGTTCCAGACGAACTAGGCGCATATTTCTGCGCGAACGGCTGGGCCAAGGACATTGAAGGGCAAGTTCCTACAGGCGAGCGCAAAACTGGCGTTGCCACGGTGACACCAGATAACGTCAAACACACTACCAAAGCAGGTGACGCCAATGGGTAAAGTATCAACAGACGGCTTTATTGATGGAGGTCTGGATGCCATTGCAGGGAGCACGGCCATCAACATTTGCACGGCAGAGCCGACATCTGTTGCAGAGTGTGACTCGTTGTCACTTATCCCGGCGCATACGCTTACTGGTGGCGATTTTTCAAAAGCCGCAGGTGATACCAATGGCCGAAAAGTTACGGTTGCACAGCAGGAAACGCTATCAATTGACGCATCAGGCACAGCAACGCATGTGGCAATCAACGATGGTGTCGATTACTATGTAACTACATGCACATCACAGGCGCTGACATCTGGCGGCACGGTTACTATACCTGCTTGGGATATTGAAATAGCTGACCCGACTTAACAGGATGGATTATGGGATTCTGGGACACTACAGTTATAGATAAGCCGAAGGGCGTAAAAGACCCAGATGCTATCCTTGATTATCCTGTAGATTTTTCGGATTGGCTAACGGATATCAGTGATACATATGCATCACACACAGTGATAACCAGTGACGGGCTGACTGAAGATTCAAGTTCCGAAAGCGCCGGGGTGATAACCGTGTTTATATCTGGTGGCGTAGAGGGCGTAACAGAGTGGTTTACAGTAAGAATAACCACTACTGGTGGTCGGACAGATGACAGGACGCTATATCTGAAGATCAAGGAACGGTGAAATGAGCATCATTGTTGAAGACGGCTCAATAGTAACAAACGCAAATTCATACTGCACGGAGTCAGAGTTTGAGTCGTATGCTGAAGGGATTGGCGTAACCGTGACAGGCGAGATAGAGCCGATGCTGAGAAAAGCAGCAGAGTTTATAGGTGCGCATGAAGCGAACCTGAAGGGTGATCGAGTGGAGAGGGCGCAACCCTTAGCGTTTCCACGTGATGGGATTTACGTTGACGGGTGGTATTGGACAAGCGCTGAGATACCGCGTCAAGTGATCCTATGCCAGATGGCTCTTGCTTTGGACATTAACGCAGGGGTGGACCTTTACAACAAGCCCGTAAATCCATCTCTTGTTGCTAAAAGAAAGAGAGTAGAGGGAGCGGTAGAGGTTGAATATGCAGACGCATCGGTGACGGCTCAGAAGCTCAGCCGGTCAAGCCGATCTGATGCTCTGCTGAATAGTTTACTCAAATACAACGGGCTGGTTGGCCTGAGAATGGTACGAACCTGACAAGAGGTAAAGAAAGATGGCCGCTATTACTGCAACTGATATGACTGGAACCGGAGAGCGCGAAGTTACTATCACGACTCTCGGAGCTTCCGATACGCTGACCTACAACGGTAGCCGAGATCCGGTATTGATTCTGAATAACGTCACAGCGGGTGCACTAACACCGAACATTGATGGTGATGGTCAGACTGCTGTCACCGTCTCTGGTATCGGGAGTGTAGATGTATCCAGTGGTATCACGCTGGCCAGCATCGGAGCAGGCGAGGTGTTTGCGGTGCCTCTGAAGACGATACGCGAGTATCTGACTGGAACTGTTACCGTGACGGGTGGCGATGGTATCGAGGCTGCACTACTGGAGTTCTGATGGCCTTCTACGATGACATGGCATCGACTGCACTGGAATTACTCCAGGACTTTGGAGTAACGATCACACTGCCGCGCACGACTGGCGGTAGTATTGATCCTGTTACCGGGTCTGTCATCGCAGGAACCGACGCTAGCGTTACAACTACGGGGCTTATTAAGCCATACCCTGACAATCTGATTGATGGTACGCGGATTATGCGGGGTGACAGAGAACTGGTGCTGAGCAACGAGCATGAGCCATTGCCGACGGATACACCGACTATTGGCGGTGAAAGCTGGTCGATTGTTGGGATCAAGACGATCAAGCCGGATGATGCTACGCCGGTTGTCTATTTCTGCCAGGTGCGACGATGAGCTTTTCTCTCGACATTAGCAAGTGGGCTAAAAAGGCTGGTCTCACCATGGATGAGGCAGCGCGAGGTATCAAGATCGAACTGTTTAACTCAGTGATCCGTGATACTCGGGTTGATACTGGCCGTCTACGTGGTAACTGGCAGACTAGCGTAGGAATGCCGGAAACAGGTACAACTGAAAGGCTTGATCCTACTGGAGCTAAAGCTATATCAGAGGTCGTTAAAACGGTTAAGGCTGATACTGTCGATTACATGACAAACAACCTGCCATACGCGGAAGTCTGGGAAGAGAAGGACGCTATGATCGGCAGGAACGTGGCCAGAATCAGGCAGATCGTGAAAAAGGCGGTTAAATGAGCGTCAATATAGACCGTGCATTTATCAGCACTCTGATCGATGGCGGATTAGAGATTGATCTGGTGTTTGAAAATGGCGTTTGGTCCTACTGGGACGGCAGTGATTACCAGACAAGGACAGGTACGTACACGCCAACAAATGGCAGGCCATACGCGGAGATAACGACGTTTCCGGCTGGTGTTGATGCCATGACGCTAGCAGACAGTAACGAAGATGTCGGCGTGTTCCAGGTTTCTTTGAGATACCCGACAGATAGCGGAGACATGGCAGCAAAGATCAAGGCCGATGAGGTTTTCGCATTGATGAAAATCTGGCAGACGATCAGCTACGGAACGCAGAATGTCTACATAACCGGACAAAGCCGATTAGGCGGACGTGTAGATGGCGGGTTTTATATTTTGGTATTACGGCTCAACTACCGGGCCTTTGTAACGCGGTAGAATTTACGAGGATATTACAATGGCTGTTGACGTAATCACATTTGCAGGTGCGACTATCAGCATCTCTGCTGGATCTCCGTCTACCTATGATGAAACCGGGTTTGTTGCCCTGAGCTACACAACTGTTGGCGAGCTTGTCAGCATGGGTGATCGCGGGCGTACCTATACAGATGTTTCGTACACCACCCTGGCAGATCGTGGCACAGCTCATCTAAAGGGGTCGTATGATGAGCCTGAAACTACGTTCGAGATTGGCGCGGATCGTGACGATGCCGGTCAGGTGCTGATGAAAACCGCTTCAACCTCTGACAGCGCCTATGCGTTCAAGGTTGCTTACAGCAACGGCGAAGTGGACTACTTCCAGGGCCTTGTGTTCAGCTTTGTGACCGGTGGCGGCGATGCAAATACCATCCGCATGGTAACCGCAAACGTTCGCATTGATCGCCAGGGCGTTGTAGAGGTCGCGGCACCGTAATGGATATCGGACAGCTAATTCAGAGCGATACTGCCGATTGTGTGATTGTCGACCCAAGAAATGGTAATCAAACGGATATTGTTATTACGGTATATGGCAAGGGTTCTGCAGAACACAGAGCGGCTATAGCAGATATAGGTCGGAAAAAGGCAAAGGATAGCGATGCAAGCGAGGAAGATATGGTAGTCGAATTCCTTGCTAGCGTTACAAAGTCATGGGTATCAGTCGAATATAACGAGAAAAATCTTCCGTTTAATCGTAAAAACGCTTTGCTCGTATATTCAAAGTCATCCACGATTAGGGACCAGATATCTGCATTTGTATTTAATGCGTCAAATTTTATGCCGCCACGCTCGACAGACTGAGGTTATTTTCTCGGCAGTTGGCGTGGCTAGATTCCCGGCAGGCAAAATCAACCGAGCCACGGAGGGCAACCGTTGATTTCGAGATGCCGGATATTGATAAAGAGGCATATTTGGTTGACCTTGCCTATGAGGTTGGATTCACAACCGAGTGGAAAGAGCTGAGGGCATGGCAGGAGCTAACAGGGACGCCGCTCACTCCATTTGAGGCTAAAGCGATACGCTATGTCGGGTCAGAGTACGCGAAGGCTTACAGGGAGTTTGACGGAACGAACGCGCCTCGCCCATACTACGATAAAAGCAAGCCCCGCGAAATCAAGCGGCTATCTCAGAGGATATAAAAGTGGATATTGTTAAACTCGGCATTGAGGTAGACTCGCGCAAGGTCAAGACCGCGACAAAGGATCTGGATAGGCTAGACAGAGAAGCTAAGCAGGCCGAAAAATCCGCAGTTAATCTAGGTCGTGCGTTTGGTGCGCTGGGTGGTGCCCTTGCTGGTGGTGCAATATTCAGGACAGTGATTGCAAACACCATAGAGCAGGAGCGTGTCACTGCCCAGCTTGAGCAGACACTAAAAAGCACTGGCAGATATACTCCTGAACTATCAAAGTCTCTACAGTCATACGCTGCAAGCCTGCAGACAGTAACAAGGTACGGAGACGAGGCGATTATAGGCGCTCAGGCGCTTATGTTGACGTTCACTCAGGTAAGCGGTGATATATTCCCGCGCGCTACAGAGGCCGCGCTTGATGTAGCAACTGCCATGGGAACTGACCTCAAGAGTGCTGTCATCCAGGTAGGCAAGGCGCTTAACGATCCTAAGCGTGGTCTCGATGCATTGTCACGTTCTGGTATTCAGTTCAGCGAGACCCAGAAGGATTTGATTAAATCGCTACTTGATACAAACAGGAAGGCTGAAGCACAGGAAGTAATTCTAAAAGAACTTGAAAGGCAGTTCGGAGGAAGCGCGAGGGCCGCGAGAGATACACTAGGAGGCGCTCTAGATTCTCTAGGCAATGCGTTTGGTGATCTATTAGAGGGAGATGCAGAGGGCGACGGTGTACGTGGTGCAACTCAAGCGATTAACGATCTCACCGATGTTATGTCATCTAGTGAGACTAAACAGGCATTTGGGAATATCACGACAGCAGTGTTTACTCTTGCGAAGGGCGCAACAAGCGCCGCCGTGGAGTTTTCTAACCTCGGCACTCAAATAGGAGCGAACCTAGCGGCAATCTCAGGTCAGCTTACGCCGCTTGATGAACTAGAGCAGCAAATAAAAGACGTAGAAAGGGCGCTAAAAGGTGGTTTTAGTACGCCTATTAAATATCTTTTTACGAGTGAAGAAGAGTTAGAAAAGCTGAAAGCTGATTTGATCAATCAGCGTGACGCCCTGCTTAGTGCTGCTGGAGTTCTGAAGGATTCAAAGGCGGATTTGCCTGACGTGCCAGAAGTATTAGGTGGAGATGACGAAGAACAAAGCAAGGCGGTAAAAAAAGCTATAGAGAATGCCAGAAAATCATTACAAGGATTGGCATCCGATATGCAGATGCAGGCCTCTACATTCGGCCAATCAGACGCCGCAGTATTGAAATATCGTCTTACTCTAGGTGATCTGTCAGAGCAGGTTAGGGCACTAGGGCCAGAAGGCGAAAGACTGGCGCAGTCTATTGTCAGACAGGCAGAAGCACTTGAAAAAGCCAAGATAGCCGAAGAAGTAGAAAAGTCGTTCCGCGATCTAACTGCCTCGCTTGAAGAGCAATCTGAAGCTATCGGCATGACTGAGCGCGAGCTGTATATCTATGAGGCTACTACGCGACTAAGCGCAAATGCCACAGATGATATGCGGGATAGCGTGCGCCAGTTGGCTGGTGCGCTGTACGATGAGAAGCAGGCACTAGAGGCTGCTCAACAGCAGAGGCAAAGAGCAAACGAGATCACGCAGGAGGTAATGACCCCTCTTGAACAGTATCAGGCTGCAATATCTGAGCTTAATGATTTGATGCTAAACACTGATATGTCACACGAGACATTCGCGCGCGCAGCCAATAAGGCATGGAAAGATACTGTTGGCAAGGCAAAGGAATCAACCGATGAGATTACAGAATTCACAAAGCAAGCTGCAAAAAATATGCAAGATGCTATGGCAGATGGGTTTTTTGACATTATGCAGGGAGAATTCGGTAATTTAGAAGATTCTTTTAAACGCACTATAGATAGAATGGTTTCAAATATACTAGCGAGCCAGCTTAATAACTGGCTTCTTGGTGATGCTGCAAAAACAGGAGAATTTGGAGGCGTTGCAGGCAAAATATTTAGTAGCCTGTTGAGCTTTGATGGTGGTGGAAATACTGGGACAGGTCCACGTACTGGCGGTGTGGACGGCAAAGGCGGATTCCCGGCAGTCCTGCACCCGAATGAGACTGTAATCGACCACACGAAGGGCCAGAGCGCCGGAGGTGTGGTTGTGAGTATCAACGTCAATGGTGTGCGCGATGAGGGCGGATTGAAGCGTACAGCGGCGCAGATAGCACAACAGTCTGGTATCGCAGCACAACGCGCAATGGCGAGGAATGGATAATGTCGTTTATTGAAACACCAAGATTCCCGGAGGATATATCTATAGGATCACGCGGTGGGCCTTCTTTCAGTACGCGCATTGCACAGACACAGGCAGGATTTGAAGATAGGACCATCCTATGGACTCAGACACGTCATAGATACAACGTGATTTACGGCGTGAGGGATGAATCTGATTTTGATACTGTGCTTGATTACTTCATGGCGATGAATGGCAGGGCGCATGAGTTCCGATTCAAAGACTGGAAAGACTACAAATCATGCGATTCTGCATCGACAGTTGATTCTACCGATCAGACTATCGGCAATGGCGACGGAGCGGAAGCAGATTTCCAGATAATCAAGAAATATACCGTTGGCGCACTCACCTATCAGCGTACTATCAAAAAGCCTGTCAGCGGAACGGTAGTAGCGTCTATTGATGATGTTGAGCAGACAGGCAATTGGTCTGTTGATACGACTACTGGCGTTATCACGTTCGACGATCTAACAGGATCGGTAACGGATGCCACTTCAGCAAGCCCCATAGAGATTACCAGCGCAGGGCATGGACTTGTGTCTGGCGATACCGTATACCTGTCAACTTTTACTGGAGACTGGTCCGCGCTGAATGGCGCACGGTATGAGATAACAAAAACAGGTAATGACACCTTCACTGTTGCTGTTAATGGGTCTGGTTTCACAGCATATTCAGGCAATGCCGGTCAGTTTGATACCGTCCCGCAGACTGGAGAGGTGGTAAAAGCCGGATTTGAATTTGACGTGCCGGTTCGATTTGACATCGACTACATGGATATATCATGGGAGGATTTCGGCCTTAACGCCACAGAGATACCTATCGTCGAGGTGCGGCTATGACGGTACGCACATGGGCGCAGTGTTTACGGATAGAGCGAACAGATGGCGAAACAATCGCGCTTACTGAGCTTGATAAAGACGTTGTATATGATGGCGTTACATACAAAGCGAACGTCTCGTACACGCCTGCTGTGATTGATGGAACTGCTAACCTGGCAGTCAACAACACGGAAACACAGGGCTATTTGCATTTAACTGGTATTCCTAAATCGGACATTGTTGCCGGGCTATTCGATCATGCTCGCGTCTATTTCCTGATCGTTGATTATGTTGCGCTTACCAAAGTAAAAGACCTCGGTACTGGATGGCTGGGAGAGACAACGTTAACGGACAACGGATACAGCATAGAATACCGATCTCTTACTCAGTCGCTGCAACAGACTATTGGAAGGACGTTTCAGAAGGATTGCGACGCAAGGCTTGGGGATACTCGATGCGGCGTTACGCTGGCCACGTACACAGAAACAGGGACTCTGACAGGCGTCACAAGCAACAGCGTTGTAACCGATTCAGGACGCGCAGAGGCAGCTAATTATTTCTCCTATGGCAACATGACGATGACCAGCGGAGTGAATAACGGGATCAGCAGGGAGGTGCGTGTATTCTCGTCTGGTGAGTTTACGCTGTTCATGCCGTTTCCGTATGACGTTGAGGTTGGCGATACCTACTCTGTTTATGCTGGGTGCAACAAACAACTGGCAACATGCAGAGACAAATTCGACAACGTAGGTAATTTCCAGGGATTCCCTGACAAGCCGCAGCGCGATGAAGCTGCAAAATTCGGTGGTCAATGATGGATTTGCAGACAGCAGCACGACAGTATCTTGGCGTTAAATTCCATCACCAGGGCCGGCAACCTTGGGCGCTAGATTGTGCGGGGCTTGTGGTTTTATCAGCAGGAGACACAGGGCGCGATGTAAAGGATTTGAAAGGGTATTCACGAATTCCTGACGGTGTAACATTGCAGGCCATAATGAACAGCCAGCTAAAGCGTGTTATTCGTGATCCTAAACCAAACGACATTCTGCTGATGCGATTTAAAAAGAATCCTCAGCATATCGCCATAGCTACCGATAATGGAATTATCCATTCCTACGAAAGCGTAGGTTGTGTTGTGGAGCATGGCCTTGATGT